GGGAGAGGCGTTGTGGGCGGAGCTCTTGGGCGACCCGCAGGAGGCGGAGGTCTAAGATATGGCCTTGGTCGCCTAGTTGGTGGAACTGGAAGATTAGGGGTTCAGGGTATATATAAGGGAATTACCTCTGAGACAGCAAGAGGAGCGGTCGCAGACATCGGAAGAGCTGCAATCATGAGAGATCCCTCAGCCCCAGCAGGTGTTAGGCTAAACCCTATACTTGAAGGAGCGATAGACTGGGGCATTACTGCAGCTGTTGTTCTTGGAACGGCTGGAGCAGCGACTGCAGCAAATGCAGAGATGTCAACTCCTGGAGCAAAGATGCAATCACTAAGCTATGGAGGAAGTAGCCTAGGTAGCTTCAAAGACAATCTAGGGGCAGATGGTAATCTTGCACTAGCTCTCCACAAGAATAGACATGGATAGGGTGATAAGATATGCCTGAAGGATCTACAAGATTTTTAAGCACCATAACTAGCTCCGCTTCAAAGCAGTTTGCTGGTGCCATGCTTTTCTCCTACGGAGGAAACATTCTTACAGGAAATCATAACGCCGAAGCCCTTGCTGGGGCAGCAGTTTCTTCACTTATGACCGTATACGCCCCAGCTTTGATGTGGGGTTCAGCAGTTGCTCAATTAGGAACAGCTCTTGGAGCAGCAACAATGAATCTACAAAGAAACAGATATGCAGACTTCATTACTGCCCATCAAAGGAACTTTGGTGGCAGCTACTCGGACACTCAGCAAGCCTACACAATGAGGCAACAAGCTCAACAACTTAGTCAGCAAACTGGAGTGCATATCCAACAAATTTTGGGCAATGAAGCATCCTTGATGCATAGATAGGAGGCAAAGCTATGGCAAAGGTAAGTCCAGGACTGACAAGGGTTGTAAATCCTCTAAAGAAGACTTATGGCAAAGTCTCAAGTACTTTAAGTAGACACCTGTCAGAGGAGATGAAAAGCGGAATCCTAACTGGAGCCGCAATCGGTGGAGCCGCTGGTGCAATATATGGATTTGTTGATAAGAAGTCTAATCCCATAAAATCTGGTCTTAAAGGTGCAGTTATTGGTGGAGGCCTTGGTCTTGGTTCTGGAATTTGGAACTCTATTGGAAGCTCTTCGCCTGTCTCCTCAGCAAGCCAATCTACGCCTAAGCCCACAATAGGGGCTCAATCATCTGTCCCTCCAAAACCTAGGGCATCTTCTAGCCCTGCAACAAGTACTTCTCGATCAAGTGGAAGAAGAGTAGCTCCAGGAGAGTGGGCACCACCGTCTTCAGCAGAAGAGGCCGCAAGTATTTTTGCTGATGCACCTCCATCTGCTGTAGAATCTGCTATGAACTTTATAGAGCTTGGACTAACTCCCCTTGAGCAATCAATGGACGCCGAACAGATGGCGACTAGTGGTACCTCTAGAGGGGCTCTTAGGCTAGGATCTAGACTTGCCGGGAAAGTAGGTGTTGGAATTGGCAGAACGATTCCAAGAGCTGTTGCTTCAGGAAGCGCGATGGTAAATAGATTAGGGGCTAGAGTGGGGCAAACTGTTGGTCGAGCTGGAAGCTCACTTGGAAGACTTTCCTGAGCTTAATGGCGGCACACTTAGAGGAGCGTGGAGACTCGGCAGAGGTCAACTACCCACGACTAAAGTCACGGGTCTCTGTCGCCTAAACTTATAAATCAGGGGGGAATATACATGTCTGAAAACAATGCGCTCTCTCCCCAGGAACTAGAACTTATTGAGATACTTATAGATCCAGTTAGGTTTGCCAAGTATCACTTTGACTGGGAAGCTCGATGGTATCAGAAGGAGATGCTACGGTCTAAGGCCATTAGAAAAGTTTCACGATGTGGGCGTCGAATTGGTAAGACAGACGTCCTATGCGTCCATGCCCTGTGGTATGCATTCACAAATGAAAATGCAGTTGTTCTTGTTGCAACTCCATACGAGTCTCAAGTAAAGCTAATCTTTAAGAGAATTCGGGAGTTTCTTGCAAAGTCAGAAGAGATAAGCTCTAGTGTTGTTCAAAATACAAAACACCCAGAGTATATACAGTTTGGTAACGGATCAGTTATATCTGGGTTTACGGCAGGTACTCGCTCTGGTGCTGAGGGCGGAAGCATGCGTGGACAGAGAGCAGATTGGATTATACTAGATGAAACAGACTATCTCTCAGATGGAGATATTTATGCAATTTCATCTATTGCTATCGAAAGGCCCGATATTGGTATTTGGGCGAGTTCAACTCCAACAGGAAAACGCGGTAAATTCTATGAATACTGCATGGACGCTCAAAAAGGAAAGCTAGAGGTCAAACCAGGAAAGCACGTAGGAGAAATCTGGACAGAGTTTTACTACCCTAGCACAGTTCTACCATCCTGGAGCGAAGAGATGGCCAAAGAGTGGCGAATGAATCTAGACGAAGATGCCTGGGAACATGAAGTTATGGCAAACTTTGGTCAAGAAACAATTGGCGTATTTAATAAAGAATTTATTGATAGGGCCAAGAAGCGCTATGCTTACGTAGAGTCTGTAAATTATAAGGCCGTTAGAGTAATGGGCGTGGATTGGGATAAATATAGTGCTACTCCACAAATTATAGTACTAGAGTATGACCCAACAGCAACAAACTCCCATGGAGATAAGGGAATGTTCAAGGTCATAATGCGAGACTCTGTACCAAGAAGTGATTTTACTTTAGACAATGCCGTAAATAAGATTGTTGAATTTAACGGAATTTATAGGCCAGCATACATATATGTTGACAGAGGTTTTGGTGATAACAACAGTTATCTAAACAATTCATGTAAGGAGAGACATGGTGTTTCCAAAGTGGTATAAAAAGGCAGAAGAACTTTATGTTGAGCAAAAACTACCTTATTATAAGATAGCTAAAGAAATAGGAGTATGTAGAAAAACAGTCAGTTACTATCTTAGAAAAGGCGGACATAAGTCTAATCCGAAATATGTAAGAAAAGTTGATCCTAGTAAGCTAAGAAAACACACAATTAATGAAAATATATTTAGCTCCATAGACACAGA